CCAATCCTTCATTTTATTTTTCCCAATCATCCACCCTTTAGATTCATAAAAAGATATAAAGGCTTCTGCATCTATATTATTCTTGCGTAATATACAATAATCTTCAACCTCTAAAACTGTGGGTTTATTAAAGTATTTATTATGTATTGTTATTACTTTATTCTTATTAATAGAAGTTAAGTTAGTAGCTGACAAGTTGTTTAGTAACTTAACAACTAGTTGTTCATTTATTTTGAAGTATTGTTTGGCAGGTATTCCTTTACGCTTAACTTCTATCAGCTCTGCTTTTTTAAGAGTTTTAAGGCACTTTCTTTGTTGATAGGGAGTTAGTGTAGTGTCTTTCTCTATATTGGCTTCAGTATTAAAAAACCAGCCATCAGTCATTCCATTAGCTATAAAGTATTCTTCTTTAGAAATTAGGTCAGCAAGTAAGACGGCTTCTTTCAATCCTACTTGCCTTGCTAATTCTTTGTTTAATACTAGGAATGCTGAACTGCTTAAAAGGTGCTTCATATAATCTTTACTGTAAAGTGATAATTCTTGAGGGCTAACTTAACATTTTCTAATTGATTAGAGAAGTCAAAGTAAGAAGTTTTTATTATACACTTTACTTGTCCACTATGTACTTCTAACAATACATTAGATTCTAAGGTTTCCTTAACGCCATGTTTAAGTAGGTAGCTTTTCATAAAGTCTTTATCTAAAAAAAAGTCCTTAGTTCCATCTAGGTCTTTATATGATCTATAAATCTTATTAAAAACATTTCTATATTTTTCCTTATTTGCATAGTTAGCTTTGTGAGTATTTCGATAGTGATAAACCGAACATCTATCTCGTTTAATTACTTTAGCTATAACCAAAGGATGTATGTCATCTACCATCATAGCAATAACACTAGCTACACTTCTTGGAATTTGAAGCTCACTTCTCCTAGTTTTTGATGCAAGTGAACCATCAGGCAACCCCAAAACTCTCGTAGTAAGGCTGCATAGATTTTTAAAGTTATCTTCTGCTGTCATTAGAAAGGGGATTCATCAATTTCACCAACAGTTTCTTGACCTAATTTGGCACACAACCATCCGTCAATGTTATGATAATATTTGCCGTTGTATTCCCTTGAAGATAAGTTAATTGAAACACTTACATCTGATCCGACTTCAATATCTCTAATGCTTTGCATCTTATCTCCAAAAAACTCTATGACTACAGTTTCCTTGACCTCTAGTCCTGCTGGGAGTGATTGCCTTACAATAATAGATTGTTTCTCCCAAGTCTTTCCTGATTTAGAAACTCCTGTTTCCCTTTCTAACTTCTGTACTAATTTACCAATAATTTCCATTTTATTTATTTATTTAATTAATTGATTAATAATTCCTTGCTGACTTTTAGACAATATATAGTTAGGCAGCTTTTCTTTTACTGCTTCAGCTTTACCTTCTTCTAATGCTTTTAACATTGCTTTAAATTTGACTTCATCTAGCTTTTCTTTCTTAGCAATAGGCTCATTTACTTTATTGCTATCAGCATCTTTAGTATCATCTAATAAAAAGAGATTACCAAGTGCATACTTTTTAGCATAAGAACTGCTAGACCCAAAGCTCTGAGCTATATCCATTCCTTTCCTTTCAGGATTAATACCTGCTGGAGCTTCTACTGACATAGTGGTTTCACCATCACAAATAGTTGCCTTAGAGATTAGCACTAAATACCCTGCTATCTCCTCAGTTCTTTCTGTAAAAGTTAAATAGCAGCCGTATTTAAACAATAAAGGCTTTACAGCTTCTAGTATATCTTCAGCACTTCTGTACTTATACTTCCCGAAACTGTTAAATTGATTCTTTGGAGCTTTAAGCTCACTTTGTATAGCTATTAAATAGCTTGTCTTTTCTTCTGTTTTCATAATTCTTTTATTTTAAATTTATTATTATTGGTTTCTTGTTATTATCTTTATATGCTTGAGCATATTCAGGTAGTAGCTCGTCTTGATAGTCTAAGTTAATTTGCCAACCTTCTTCTTTAAGTTTCTTAGTAAATAGATTGTAGCATTGCAACTCAGTACCAATAACCTTGACACTTGGGTCATTTTTTAAGCTCCAGTATTCACATAACACTTTTGTGTTGTCTAATGGTTCTTTTGACCAATGGTCAGTTTGAGGTTCATTAAACCATTCTTGATATTCAGCATCTCTTATCTCCATTGCATTACAATTTCGG